GACAGGTACGCCACGCAGTCAATAGCAACACGATTAGAGCAAAGTGGCTGGCGCATGCAAGATGTTAGCGGCCAGGCGTTTTACCAGGCATGCTCGGACTTATCCGATGCTATGGCTAATAACAGAATGGTACATAGTGGACAGGCAGATCTAGTACAACACTTAAATAATTGCGCTGCTAAGACTAGCGATGCAGGATGGCGCATAATAAGAAGAAAATCAGCCGGTGACGTTACAGCTGCAATATCCCTGGCTATGGTTGTAAGCCAGTTGACACGCCCACAACAAACCGCACAAATATTTGTCTAACTTGCACCATTAGTCCAATTTATGGTATATAATACCTATATGGGTCTATTGTCTGCTTTGGGTATAAATAATAAAAAAGAATCCGTTCAAGCGCAATACGCCCCTGCCGTTATGGGCGATAATTTAATTGGTTTTGGATATAACACATTCGGTGCAGGTCCTATGGATCGCACACTCGCCACCCAAGTACCAGCGGTTAACAGGTGCGCCAATTTAATAAAAGGCGTTATAGGATATTTACCACTCGAGCTGTATAAAAAATCTACAGGAGCAGAATTACCAAAGCCACTCTGGTGCGAACAACCAGATATTCGACAGCCACGATCCGTCACTATCTCGTGGACTGTTGATAGTCTTATATTCTACGGAGTTGCATATTGGCGTGTTACAGAAGTATATGCAGATGATTTAAGACCTTCTAGATTTGAATGGGTTGCTAATACTCGTGTAGTTGCACAATTAAATCCATTAGGTACAGAAGTTTTATATTACACAGTAGATAACCAAAAAGTTCCTATGGTCGGCGTTGGATCATTAATTACATTTCAAGGATTAACACAAGGTGTATTACAAACTGCAGGTCGCACAATACAAAGCGCATTAGATTTAGAAAAGGCTGCAGCTGTAGCAGCACAGACACCAATGGCAACAGGATTCCTAAAAAACACTGGCGCAGATATGCCAGAAGCACAAGTACAAGGATTATTAGCAGCTTGGAAGCAAGCACGTCAATCTAGATCTACTGCATACTTAACTAGCACATTATCTTACGAAACTGTCGGATTTAGCCCTAAAGATATGATGTATAACGAAGCATCACAATATCTGGCCACTCAGATCGCACGTGCTATGAACGTACCGGCTTATTACATTTCTGCTGATATGAATAACAGCATGACTTACCAAAATATTATTGATGGCCGCAAAGAGTTTGTTGCTTATTCACTACAGCCTTATATCTGTGCTATTGAGGATCGTCTAAGCATGAATGATGTTACAGCTGCAGGCCATACCGTGCGTTTCAACATTAGCGAGACATTTTTACGATCAGACGATAAGGCAAGACTAGAGACACTAGAAAAGATGCTAGCACTTGGACTTATAGATATAGAGCAAGCAAAAGAAATGGAAGATCTAACACCAAACGGAAATGAGAGTGGCGATGTTACTTACGTTCAGTAGCCAAATAGAAAGTGCAGACGGCGAGCGCAGAATTATTGCTGGCAAAATTGTGCCCTTTGAAGTACCGGGTAACACCAGCGTAGGAAAAGTAGTGTTTGCTAAAGGGTCAATAGATGTAGGCGATCCCGGCAAAATTAAGATGTTAATGCAACATCAAAACGACAGACCTATTGGCCGTATGCAGAAGTTTAATGAGGCAGAAGATGGTATCTACGCTAGCTTTAAGATCAGCGCAAGCATGCAAGGATCAGATGCGTTAATGCTAGCATCAGAGCAGTTAATAGATGGCCTATCTGTAGGCGTAGATGTAATTAAATCATCACAGAAAAAAGATTATATTTATGTAACTAAAGCGATGCTTAAAGAAGTAAGCCTGGTTGAATCACCAGCATTTACAGAAGCACAAGTAACTAAAGTTGCCGCTAGCGAAGGCGAAGCGGATGCAACAATCCAACCAACTACGGAAAGTGAGGCACAAGTGGACAACACCACCGAGCCAACAGCAGTGCCAGTGGTAGAGGTTGCTCCAGTAGAGGCTGCACGCCCAACAATCAGTGCATCATTCTATACAGAGCCTCGCTCACCAATCAGAACACAAGCTCACATGCTAGAACACAGCATCAAAGCAAAATTAGGTAACCACGAATCAGCACAGTGGGTAATGAAAGCAGAAGCAGATGTAGCAAAATACTTAACCGCTGCAGATGACAGCTTTACTACTAACCCAGCATTTAATCCAACACAGTTTGTACCTACAGTAGTAGATACTTTAATTGGATCACGCCCAGCTATTGATGCAATCGGATCACGTGCATTACCAGCAGCAGGCATGACAATTTCAGTACCAAAGATCACTACATCAGGTACAGTTGCAGAGACTGCAGAAGCAGGCGCACCTTCAGAGCAAGGTATTGTTTCAAGCTATGTGAATCTAACAGTTAAAAAATACAGTGGATTACAACGCTACAGTTTAGAGGTCCTTGAAAGATCTTCGCCTGACTTTTTTCAGGCTATGCTCGAAAATATGACCCGAGCTTATAATAAGGCAACAGATGCAGCAGTAATTGCAGCATTAACAGCAGGTGGCGCACAAGCTAACCCACAAGCTGCAACATCTAACGGCATTATTGCATATGTAGCAGAGCAAGCACCAGCTGCATACCTTGCAACAGGTGAGTTAGCAACTGCTTACATCGCAGGTACTGGACAATGGAATCTGTTAATTGGTGCTAAAGACACAACTGATCGCCCAATTTACACAGCATCACAACCAATGAACGCAGCAGGACAAGCATCACCACGTTCACTACGCGGTAACGTACTTGGTTTAGATCTATACGTAGATCCAAACGCAGTATCTACTGTAATTGATGAATCAGCATTTATTGTTGTACCTTCAGCAGTATCAATTTACGAGTCACCAATTCTACGTCTGTCAACAAACATTCCAACTTCAGGCGAGATCGAGACATCACTATATGGCTACATGGCCGTTGGTGTATTAGTACAAGGTGGCGTTCGCCGTTTCAACCTAACCTAATAAGTTAGTTAATTTAATAATCCCTAGGGTTTAGTAGCCCTAGCCCTAGGGAGCTTTTTTAGAGAGGACACTATGGCCGCTGCGATGGTAACAATGGCAGAGTTACGCAGTAATTTAGGTATTGGCACTTTATACAGTGACGCTACAGTGGAAGAGTGCTGCCAATCGGCAGAAGATTTAATACAAGGTTATTTATGGCATAACGATGCCCCAGTAGTGGGCTCATCTATTAGCAATAACGTAGCAACTTTAGTATTAGCAAATCCTGGCATATTTGTTACAGGTCAATCAATAACAATTAGTAATTGTGGTGCAACATATAATGGCACATACACATTAACCGGATCATTCCCAGGTACTACAGTGCCCGCATCTATTGGCACAGCATTTTGGAGTACATACGCATTTAGTTCATACCCTAATGGCTACAGCATTATTCAATACGCAAAGACAGCTGCAGACGATAACTTCCATTTTATTAAACCATACGGCCGAGCCCTTGGCCCAGAGCATAAAGCACAGGCTTACACTGCGACCCCTGCCATCAGAGAGGCTGCGATGATCGTGGCTGTTGACATCTGGCAAGCACGTCAAGTGAGCCAGACTGGTGGGGTAGGCATGGATGGGGTATCCGCAAGTCCTTACAGGATGGGTTACCAACTCGTAAATCGTGTGCGAGGCCTCATCCAGCCGTATTCAAATCCTAATTCACTGGTCGGCTAATGGCCGCAATAAGCACTCTACGTGGCACGTTAGCAACCGCTTTAGCGAACGCTGGAGTATGGTCTGTCTTTAGTTTTCCACCGGCAACTTTATTGGCTAATAGTGTAGTTATTACCCCAGCATCGGATTACATCGTGCCAAGCAATAACAGCCAGACAAGTATTGCGCCAATGGCCAATTTTAAGATTCTAATAACCACGCCTGCATTTGATAACCAAGGCAACTTACTAGGCATGGAAAACTTTATTGTGGCAGTCGTAACTAAACTAGCGGCATCGAACCTAGTTTACAACATATCAAGTGTCTCCGCTCCAGCTATAACTAACGCAGCTAGTGGAGATTTATTAACGTCAGAAATAACAGTATCAATCCTAACGAGCTGGAGTTAAAATGAGCACACAAGCAGAAGACTTAGCCTTCTTAATTAAGACAGGCCAGATCAAAGAAGCACCAAAACCAACTGCACAAACAAAGAAAGAT